AAAAGAATTGAAAACTATTGAAAATTCGAATAAATCACAAACACTACATAAAACAAACAAATATAATAATAATGATAATTATTTAGATGTTCAGCATAATCATCATTGTAATAATAACGATGATCATTGTGGTAGCGGTGGTGGTAGTGGTGGTAGTTAAAAATTATGAGCAAATAATTACGATTTGTCGATTACAACTTCTTTTGCGATATTACTTATAATTTTATTAATATTTTTTTTACTTTCTTCTTCGGTTAATCCATTCATCGAATTACTAACAATCTTTAAATAAAAGTCATTCTTTTTTGAGTCAGATTTTGTGCAATCTGGATATTTTTCTGTCCAATTCTTTATTTGTCTAATATTTTGATTGGCTACATTTTTTATAGCTTTTGTTAGTATTGGTTTATCTTCACATTCCTTTGTCCATTCATTATTATCATCCTTTATATATATTGTCTCTCTTTTTTGATCACTACAATGTATTGATCTCAAATGATGTTCGATATTATTAAGTTTTTTTATAAATATATTTGAAATACCTTCAATATAACCTTTTCTTCCAGTGTTTTCTAGATCTTCCAGGTTAAAATTAATAGAATTCACAAACTCTGTAATATTCATTGCATCCTTACACGTTTCATTCAAATATACATTTAAATTGAATGTTTTGTTATTTGTTGTGTTGTTTGTATTGTTTATTGTATTGTGACTATTTATATTATGAGTTACATTTTTAATCACATCTAACATCATCTTTTGAACTTCTGTGTTATTTTTAATAAGATCAATCATAAACTCTTTATCTGTTAGGTGTGTATTTTCATCATCATCATCGTCATCTTTTTGTATAATACATTTTTTCCGGTGTCGCCACAATCCTGAATAATCCTTATAATTTTTACCGCATTTACAATCATAATTTTTGTCAGCTCCTACTTTTGCTACTTTTGCTACTTTTTCATTGCTAATCATTGATTTTTCGTGCTTTGCTGTCAAAATGTGTTTGTTATAATTGTATTTTTTACACGTTATATAGTCACAAGCTACGCATTCATAAATATTGTTGCTACTTTTTGCTACTTTTTCATTGCTAAACATTGCTATACATTGACAACACACTTTTATTTTAAGTATTTTTCATAAAATATATAAAATTTTATCGTCACAACAAAAACGAAGTAAAATCCAAAATGAGAGCATTATGGTCACAAACTGGTTTTCGGTGATTATTTTCCAAAGACACCCTTAGGTTCTCTATTTTGGACATTTATAAATGTCCATTTTCAAAAACCCAATTTACTTTTTGGAATTTTCTTGTTATTGAAAGTTACTACCAAATTTGTTAGTATATTTTATTATTGTATATGCTAACAAATAAATAATTTGGTTAAAAAAATAGTTTTTCAGTCACAATTACTCATTATGATCAATTATTGTTGAAAATGTGCCTTTAAAATAATTTGCGGTTTCTTCTTGATGAATTGTTACTATTACAGTTGCTTTCTTTAAAAATGTTAGCGTATTATTTGGATTTATTTTTACTGCAGAATTATCCGAAAATGAGTATGAATAAGTACCGTCACTTGTTGATTCATAACTAATTTGATATTCATTATTTTCATAAGTGTTATTAATATTAATTAATTTTGGATTTATTCTAAATACAGTTAATACACAATTTATTCTTCCTTCCGAATATTCAGTACTTTCAGTTTGTATTGCTGTTATTGTAGTTAATCCTCCGCCAACTATTTTTACTACATTATTAGAAACTATTGCTACTTGAGGATTTGAACTAACATAACTATAATTGCCTTCTCTATTGCTTGTTGGATGAGATAATATAAAATCATTATCACCAAATGTTTTCTCTAAATTATTAAAATTACTTAAGTTGGTAATATTCTTCAGAATTGTTAATGAACAAGTTATAGATGCTGATTCATAATTATTTGTTTCTTCTTGAATTGCTTGAATAGTTGTATTTCCTCCACCAATTATTAAAACAAAATTACCACTAACAGATGCTATATTAGTATTTGAACTTACATATCTAAATGCTCCTGGACTTGTTGATGATGGATTATCTAACAAGAAATCATTGTCATAAATCATTTTTGTTTTGCTATTAAAATTACCTAATATTGGAATTGCTCTATTTACTTTCAACTCACATTCAATAAAACTCGAATTATAATTAGATGTAGTTGATTGTATTGCTTTTATTTTTGCTATTCCAGCTCCCACAATTGTTATTATATTTCCAGAAATAGTCGCTACCTCATTATTTAAACTTATAAAACTAAATAATCCTGAACTTGTACTTATTGGATCAGTTAAACTGAATGGCACATTTCCAAATGTCTTTGTTATATTAGTAAAATTACTTATTATTGGGTTTGATTTATTCACAGTTAAGGAACAAATTATAATTCCCGATAAATAATTAGTAGACGATAATTGTGTAGATGTGATTTGTACTTCACCAGTTCCAACCATAGTTACTGTCTTTCCAACAATACTTGCTATATTATTATTAGAACTTGAGTAAATAAATTCACCTGGACTTGTACTAATTGGATCAGTGAGAATAAAAGTTTCTCCAAATGTTTTTATTAAATTTGTAAAGTTACTTAATATTGGAGTGATTTTATTTACATTTAATGTTAATGATTTTTCTCCTTCCAAATAATAATCTGTTGCTCCTTGTGTAGCCTTAATAATTGTTTCTCCAGCTTTAACAATTGTAACAATACTTCCAGAAATAGTTGCTACTGTTTCATCAGAACTAGAATACATAAATAAGCCTGTGCTATTACTTGTTGGTGCAATTAAAGTAAACTTTGTATCCCCAAAGTTTTTAATTATGTTTGTAAATCCACTAAATGTTGGAGTTCCTTTTATTATTGTTAATGTTAATGTTATTGATGCAGCAGTATAATTAGTGGTTGCCGCTTGTGTAGCTGTTATAATTGCTGTTCCGACTTTAACAACAGTTACTTCATTTCCGTAAATTGTTGCAATTTCTGTATTTAAAGTAGAGTAAGTAAATAATCCATCGCTATTACTTGTTGGTGCAGATAAATCAAATGAAGAATCACCAAATGTTTTGTTTAAATTATTAAAATTACTTAATATTGGAGTTGCTTGATTTACTGTTAAGTTTAATGAGGTGGTTCCTAATTCATAATTAGGGGTTGATGCTTGTGTAGCAGTAATAACTATAGGATTTGAACTTGCACCAATAATTGTTAGAGTACTTCCAGAAATAGTGGCGACAGAAGTATCAGAACTGGAATAAGTAAATAATCCATCGCTATTACTTGTTGGTGCAGATAAATCAAATGAAGAATCACCAAATGTTTTTGTTATGTTTGTAAATCCAGTTATAATTGGATTTGCTTTACTTACTGTTAAGTTTAATGAGGTGGTTCCTAATTCATAATTAGGGGTTGATGCTTGTGTAGCAGTAATTATAGTTAAACCAACCCCAATAATAGTTACACTGTTTCCAAAAATAGTAGCAACTTCTGTATTTGAACTGGAATAAGTAATTACACTAGGGCTACTACTGGTTAAAGAAGGTAAATTAAATGACGAATCTCCAAATGTTTTTGTTATGTTAGTAAATCCAGTTAATATTGGGGTTTGCTTAATTACATTTAAGGTTACTGAGGTTGATCCCGATAAATAATTAAATGTTCCCGCTTGTGTAGCAGTAATTAAAGTTGAACCAACTTTTAAAATTGTTACGGTGCTTCCAGAAATAGTGGCAACGTCTGTATTTTCACTAGAATAAGTAAATGTACCACTACTATTACTTGTTGGAGGAGATAAAGTAAATGAGGCAGTGCCAAATATTTTTTCAGTAATATTAAATCCACTTATTGTTGGAATTGTTTTAATTATTGTATTAACTGTTAAAGAACACGTAATTGATGCTGCAAGATAATTAATTGTCTCTGCTTGTGTTGCGGTAATACTTGATGTTCCAGCACCAACAAATGTTATTGTTGAACCACTTATTGTTGCAACTGAAGTGTTAGAACTTGTAAAAGTAACTGCTCCAGTACTATTTGAAGTATAAGAAATAGTAGCTGAACTATCACCATATGTTACATTAATTGCTGGAAATATTACTGTAGGTTCAACTTGAGTAGGTTTATACACTTTAAAATAGAATAATGTTGAGATTGCTTGCCATATTGCTGGTAAATCACTATATGATTCTGTATTATGAAAAGTTATAGATGAACCATAAGTAGTTACAACATCTTGAAATGAATCTTGATAAACAGTGTTAATAGTAGATGGATTTCTAATAACAACAGTTGTTAATGATGTACAACCTTGAAATGCATAACTTCTTATATCTCTAACTGAATCAGGAATTGTTATTGATGTTAATTTAACACAACCAGCAAACGCACTTAAACCAATACTTGTAACTGAATTTCCTAGTGATATTAATGTTAATTCGGAACACCCTTCAAACGCACTTGAACCAATATTTGTAACTGAATTTCCCAGTGTTACTGATGAAAGATTAGAACACAAATAAAATGTCTGATTATTAATTATTGTAACTGAATCAGGAATTGTTATTGATGTTAGTCCACTACAATTTCTAAATGCGTTATCACTAATGACTGTTACTGAATCAGGAATTGTTATTGATGTAATTTGAGTTTTTCCATTAAACGCACTGCCACCAATACTTGAGTAACCTCCTATAATTACTTTTGTTGCTGACCCTAACCCCGCGTTAACAATTGCTTGTGATAAATTACCAGAACCTGAAAATGTAACTGTAACTAAACCAGAGTTCTCAGTTGTAGACAATGCTACTAAATAATTATTTGCACCCATAATAAACAATTGACCATTTAAATATTGTATAGTAGAAAAAGTAGTACTCAAATGTATAGGATATTTTGTTATGTCTGTCCAAACTGGTGTATTATTTGTTATACGACTTCTAAAATTATAACCTCTACCTGTTATATAAACATAATACCCATCATAAACAACAGAACTCCAAAGGTTTTGATTAGACATAAATACATCATTAGAAGAATACCACGAAGATCCGTCCTCACTAAACATTATTCCATTACTCAAAGGAGAAATTTGATCACCAATAGCAACAAATCTATTATTTGCATATATTATACTGTGCCAACGATTTTTCATATAAGCTGAACTTATTGGTCTTAAATACCAAGTTATACCATCTGTGCTAATCATGAGTTTATACCGTTCACCTAAACCCCAAGTTCCTGAATCAGTTATAGCAATAAATTTACCATTACCAAAAGCTACACCACTCCACGGATTATCAGCAGATCCATAACGTAATGTCCAAGTAAACCCATCAGTACTAGTAAGAGAATAATTAGCATTATTAGTTCCTTTGTTAGTTGTTCCAACAATAACAAAGGTATTATTACCATATGCTGCTGCTAATAATCTAAATATAGCGGGAGATGATCTATATGTCCAATCAATTCCATTGGGACTTGTTATTATTAAATTGCTAGGAGTAGCATCAGCCATACTGCTTGTGTAATTTATGGGTTGACCAAAAGCAATAAACAAATTATTTAAAAAAACAATTTTATTTATAAGTATATTTGACGTAAAAGCAACCTGCCAAATTATGTTATCTAAACTATATAATATGGTTGATGGAGATGATTGTTGACGTGCAACGTAGGTTCCATTTCCATATTGAAGATTGTCTATTGTATAATTTATGTTTATTACGTTAATTGCCCAATTTAATTCAGAAGACATTATAAATTATATTTTTATAAAAAAAATAACATAAATTATAATTTTCAATTATTCTTAAATAACATATTAAATGTATTTAAAGATTAAATGTGTTATATATTAATATGTGTGGTATATTTGCGTTATTAAATGCAACCAATGAAAAAAATAACTTTGAATCTGAAAATATAATAATTGAACAATTTGAAAAAGGTAAAAACAGAGGTCCTGAAAATTCAATTATAAAATCATATTATACTCATCTTACGCTGGGATTTCATAGACTTGCTATCAATGGATTAAATGAAGAATCAAATCAACCATTGGTTTTTGAAAATATTGTATTAATTTGTAATGGCGAGATATATAATTATAAGAACCTTTATCAACAAATGGGATCTAGACATACGACTAATTCAGATTGCGAAGTAATAATCCATTTGTATATTAAATATGGTATTGAACAAACACTTATAATGCTTGATGGAGTATATGCATTTGTATTATACGATATAGACCAAAATAAATTATTTGTTGCTCGAGATCCTATTGGTGTTCGTCCATTATATAAACTTCACAATGATGACAATTATATACACGGTTTTGCGTCTGAATTAAAATGTTTGGAATATTTTTATAATTTATATCCAAATGAAAATCGCATAGAACAATTTGAGCCCGGTACATATTCAGTATTTCGTTGCGTAAATTCAAATTGGGAACCACAAATAACTAACAAAATATATTATATACCAACATTTTCTAATACAACCCATATTACCGGAGTAGATAGGTATAATATATCTCATTATTTATATAGCGCAGTTATAAAAAGATGTAATACAACTGAACGACCAGTTGCGTGTTTGTTAAGTGGTGGTCTTGATAGTAGTTTGATTGCAGCATTAGTATCTAAATATTTTAATACATATGAAAATCGCAAAATTGAAACATATAGTATTGGACTACAAAATTCTGAAGATATAAAATATGCTAAAATTGTTGCTGATCATATTGGGTCTAATCATACTGAAATTATTGTTACAGAAAAAGAAATGTTTGATGCAATACCTGAAGTCATAAAAGCAATTGAAAGTTATGATACAACAACCATAAGAGCAAGTATTGGAAATTATTTAATTGGTAAATATATATCAACCCATTCCGAAGCAAAGGTTATTTTTAATGGTGATGGAGCTGATGAATTATTTGGCGGATATTTATATATGTACAATTGTAAAGATGACATTGAATATGATAAAGAAACAAGAAGACTATTAAAAGATATTCATATGTTTGATGTATTGCGTTCAGATAAATCAATTTCATCAAATGGTTTAGAACCACGTACACCATTTTTAGATAAAACATTTGTAAATTACGTATTGTCAATTCCATCTGATATTCGTAATCATAATAATTTTTGTAATGAAAAATCTGGAAAACCTGAAAAATATTTATTGAGAGAAAGTTTTAGCGAATATACTGATGGCAAAGGAAACCTGATATTACCTTATAATATTCTTTGGAGAAAAAAAGAAGCATTTAGTGATGGTGTTAGTTCGAAAGGAAAATCATTGTATGAAATATTACAAGAGTTTATAGCTGAATATTATAATAATTTACAACAAGGCAAAAAATTTGAATATAGTCCAAGTATTGATCTAGAAAAGAAATATTATAAATCAATATTTGATAAAGAGTTTCCTAATTGCCAACATATATTGCCTTATTTTTGGATGCCAAAATATACAAATGCTACGGATCCAAGTGCTAGAACACTGGACATTTATAAAAAGCCAAACGAAATAGACGAAAAAGAAATGTAATATAAATGTGATATAAATATAAAAACAAATTGTTAGTATATTTATATGCCCGAAGGACCTGAAGTATGGATATTAAGTAAGATGATTAATGAATATTATTTGAATAATAACACGATATCAATAGGAAAACATTTAATAATAAAAGATATACAAGAAGATTGGTCATTTGGACTAAATGGTAAAGTAAATATAAATGAGAATAACGAGTTGGTCAAAGTAGAAACAGGATGGATTAATGGAGAAAAAAAACAATATGAAAATAAATCTGTAAAAGAATTAGGTTTGGATTGGATGACCGCAAATAAAAAAGAATTGGAAGAAGAGGTTCAAAAATGGACAAATTCAAAGAAAAAATTAGCAATATTAATTCTTGATCAAACAAAAATTTGTGGTATTGGTGTTGCTTGGGGGTCAGAAATATTATATAATGCCAAATTAAATCCAAATTTGAAAGCGTGTGATCAATTATTGGATAAATTAGTTGATACAATGATTGAAATACGCATAAAAATACAAGAAACATATATAAATTTGTATAATGAAAATATAGATAACGATAAAAATAAAAAATTAATTTGTAATTGGTTTGAAAATTTATATAAAATTAGAAAAATGAATGTATATAAAAAAGGTTCAAAAATACAAATATCAGGTCGAAATTGGTGGATTTAAAAATAAATATTA